GAGGAGGGGGCAAAATCATGCACCGTTTGCGCAACAGTGATCTGTTGCGACAAACTCGTTTGGTGTGGTGGTGTAGGGTGCAATTGTATAATGTCCTCTGTTATCCCAAATGAGTGAACCATTATCAATAAACTTCTTTATGGTAGTCATGGTACCGACAGCTAATCCATAGAACTTATCTAGCGCTAAATAATAGCAGTTTTCATTCCAGTGTCTATAGATTCTGGTGAGAAGCATCTGTTCGCCGTCAATCTTGTAGTCTTTCTCAGTCCAGACATGACTCCTTATCTGCTCGAACCTGTGTTAGTTCTCGACGCAGACCAATTCAAAAGCTTTCTTCATTGCTTTTGTGGTTGGGTACATAGAATATTAATTCCTCCACTTAATTAACGAAGTGAAGAAACTAATACCCTAAGTCCAACTGCTCTCTTACATGACGAAAGCATAATTCAGGGCTCCGCAGACCTATCGGATGGTGTTCCTGATTTTGGCTGATCCCTCATTCCACATGACTTTATGTGTGAGGTTACCATTCGTGTAAACACGATCAGCTTTACGGCAGATGTAGAATTGGATTCCATCGAAGTATCCCTACCTAGAAACAAAATCGACGTAGTCGAAATCTCTTACGACTATTTCGTTCCCTTTGGCAGTCTATCCCAATCCATACACCCCCTAGTCTGTAGATTTAGAGTAGTATTTCTCTACCTAAACCTTCAGCTAGAAGACGATCGTGTCAAGACCATCAATCATGACATCGTCGCCGCACACGTAAACGGTGATCAACAGACTGAGTCCGAAGAAAACCTTTACGGATTCATCAAGCCCGCAAACTTGATACACCAGGAAACAGACATAACTCAGTGTTCTCAACGAGTTTCCTAATGTGGTACGAGTTGGATGTCCTGAGAATACTGTACCAAGTATTTTCAGTGAGTATACCATTGCTCTCCGTCCGTCGAGGTTGCAATCGGCATACGCAGTAAACCAATCATCAGTTATGGCCTCATACATCGCTTAAAGCATGTCTTCAAAGATGCCGTATGGTGCCAATAACTTTCTGAAAATTCTGGAGAAAAGGTTAACGTCCACTGCTTAGATCAATTGGTAATTCTAGTGTGAATCATGACTACTACCGTCATATACCAAGACCTTGATTTTGTCCCACCCGTAGACTGCGGCTTTCTTATTCCTTTCATGGGTGATTTTTGCAGCTAGCTGCTCGGTCGAGTATCCGCATGCGACCGCTGGTACGAAGTGTTTGACTTCCAAAAGTACCATTCTATTGAACCATCCAGCCAAAGCCTTCAATGTCTCTGATGGTCCCCAGATCTGACGAGCCCTACCCGCGTAGTGCTTCAACATGGCCAGATACCTCTCGGTCCTCTACCATTCGCCAGTCTTCACAAAGCAATGTAAAACCTTGTCGATAGGTTTACAAAGCAGCAACGACATATATCCCTGTATCACCTTGGTTTTCTTCTCACCAGTGTAGTGTTCTACGTGCTTCTCGAAAGGGTAGTCGTGCTTATGGTGGCCAAGTATTTTTTCGGCCAATTTGCTAATGAAAATGTCAGTAAGTTCGACAAATTCACTAACAACTCTCGGTTCTGGGTACTAACTGGTCTACAAATGTCGACCTAGTAGAGCCATTACCGTGTTCAGTGGGCATACTGAGTAGGTGAATGTGAAATCGGTTTCGCCGGTGATGATGTCCTTACTTTCATCTGAGTACCGAACGAAACACAACTTTTTGCAAGTACAGAACTGCTTGTAGTAGTTGTACATTTCTAGGCCGTCACCGTTCCACTCGTACTTGTCCTGCGTGGTTCTCGGTAAGCCAGTTCTGCCTTCACAACATCCTTTCTCTAACTTGTAGAAACAGAGATCACGGATATGTGGCCAATCTCTAGCATTCAACTTCTTGATTTAGTCGACACCAAAATGCATAGCGATTGCTTTCTAGGGCTTGAATCCTTTATTCTACGCAGAAGTAGTAGAAGTCTTCTAAAACTTGAGTGTAGTTGACTCAAGTTCGCCCCTCTTGATCTTGTTATAGGTACCACCAATCCACCTGTATGGAACATTCTACAACGGACATGTGTTGGTTAGGTAACCGTTAACATCATCGATCAAGGTATGTCCTCCTACATTCCAGAGCGATTAGTTCACAAACTAACCTACGCGACCGAACGCCTACTCTAAAACATACTTGACATAATCAGTTCTCAAGAAGTTGCTATAGTAGTTAGCATCAGCTCTCACATTCTGATATTACTGTTAAGCAATAACAGACTGGTTGACCATCTCTTCCTGAACACGGTGAGCACTATTTCTGACTTGCTCGGCCCATGTATCAATATGCTACTGTAAATTCCCAGCTTACACCAGCAACATATTGACGAACTCTACACAGCACTAATTGATAAATAAATACCAAGAGTCCATGTACTACCCCAATAGATAACTAGTCTCGCTAAAGTCTAGTAATCCAAAAGAGTACAAAGTATGGCAGACATAGAACACGGTGTAGGCAGTTCCGACATACTTGCCCCAGTAAATCACACTGGAGAGTAAGTGATGAGAGTTGGTATCCTTTAATCCTCCGTTTACTCTATCATCACCTTCCAACAAATTGCTGACTGATCTATCTTACAAACATTTTCGGATGGTGTAAATCTTGATAGCATCAGTAACAATCTGTTCGATTCTGAGGGTTGGTGTGTTCATCTACACAACGACCGTGTACCACACTCTCTTGTAGCAGGCAGCAGTTATCAAATTGCAATTCTTGATGTCGATGGTTGCTGCGGCTATGCAATCTGCGACTATATC